CCAACCGATAGTGTTATCGATTTTAGTGAATCGGTGAATCTCTGTAGCGGTCAAAAGGTATTCTTTTGTTCCGTCACAGTCTTCTGAGTTGATTTCTTCTGCTGATGCTGCTGGTGTTCTAACTTCACAGTTAGCTGCTCCAGCGATGATAGTGATTTCGTGTCCTTCTGGTACTGATGAAAGTGCTGGTAGAACAACGAAGTCAGTTACGCCGTTTACGTTTGCTAGTAGTGCTACAGACCGTACTGATGGTGCGATGCTGTTAGTTACACTTCCTGCTGCGTCTGGTGCAAGCTGTACTGCTTTTAGAGTCAGTCCTTCAAGATGTGGGTTTGTTCCGTTTGCTATTGCCATATGAATTTGATTATCCTTTACGGGGGTGATTCTAAGTGAGTGCGCTGGTGGGAACACACTCGCTCAGAAGCCCCCCAATAAAGGGGACTGATAACTATGCGAGTGTGATGTCGATTACAAGAGTAACTTTAGGCGCCCATAGTTTGAATCCTACGTAACCATAAGTTGCTACTTCCATTCCAGTTTTACCTGAAACCATCTTTTCTTCGGTCTTGATACCTCCTGGTAGAGCTGTAGTTGCTACATTCTTTACTCCAGCCACTCGGTGTCCTGCGTTTGTCCATGTGATTGTTCCAACAGTTGCATCGGTGAATGTTCCTGTTCGTACTACATAGATGTCTACTCCCATCCATTGTCCAACTTTACCGTTGTTTAGAACATTGTCAGCGAATGTGAATCCGTTGGTTGCTCCTGCTTGGTATAGTCCAACCATGTCAGTGTTTTCTAGTACAACGAACTTTCCGTTGTATGAGTCTGAGTAACCGTCAACTTGTGAGTTGATGTTAGCGAAGATTTCATTTACGTTAGCTGCTGTTGCGAAACCGCCTGCTGGTGTTGTGTATGTTCCTGTTCCGTCTTCACAAAGGTTGTTCAATACAAACTCGTCAATCTTCTTAGCTACGTTGAAAGCCATTTGCTCTGTTCGTGCTGCGAATAGGTCGAATTGTGTTAGTGACTCTTGGAAGTCGTGGATGTGTTCACCTACGATGAACTCGTCAGTTACAGTTAGTACATCGTCAGTAGTTGTGAAGTCTGCTGGAGTGTAAGTACCTGCAAGAGCCTGTACTACTACTGTAGGTGTTGAACTGTAAGGTGATTGGATTCGTAAGTTGTTGCTTCGGTCTACTGCTGTAATTGATTCAGATACCATCGCTCCTCGTAGAAGAGTGTCAAGTGTAGCTGAACGATATTTGTCACGATATACACGTGATGCTATTGTGTTTGCCATTTTAAGGGTAATTTTATTTTAACCCCACCAGTGGCTACTCTTTCTTTTGGAAACGCATACGTGCGAGTTTCGCAATATCTTCGTCTGAACTAGGCATCTTACCGTTTGCGGCATTAGCCATTAGTTGAGCGTCTGTCATTGTTCCACCTGCTCGTCTACCTGCTCCTGTATTAACAGCTTGGGCAGAGTTTCGTATTTGTGCGTTCTCGTTAAGAGTAGCTTTGATGACGGGTGACTTTAGTGCTTCCGCTACTGAAATGTTCTTTCGTTCTGCGTAGTCTATAATCTCGTCTAAGTCCTCTTGGGTGTCAACTTCTGCTTTGTCTAATGCCCTTTGGTCAAAGTAAGAAAACTCATGTTTGTTACTTTGTGGTGCTTTAGCTTCTGCTTTCGGTTTTTGTTTAGCTTTGATGATTGTTGCTTCTGCCTTCTTAGCTCTAGCTTCCCAATCAATCTCTTCTTCTTCCTCGGTTTCAGTGTCGGTGTCTTCTACTTCCTCGACCTCTACCTCTTCTACTTCGGGAGTTTCGGTTGTCTCCTCAACATCTTTGTCATAATTGTCCATATGCTTGGATTAGTGAAGGCATTATTTACTTCCGCCTACTCGGAACTTACTAATATTATACCATTATTTACTTGGAACTGTTCTTCTTCGCTGCCTCCATCGCTTCCTCTAGTTGCTTTTCTGTCTGCTCTGCAATCACTTGTAGTGAACGTAGTCCACCCTCTAGGTGATTAAGCATTGACTGGTGAGATGCTACGGCTAGAACCCTGCTCTCTCCGTCTAGGTTCTTTAGGTCTAGTCCAGCCCATGAGTCACGGTAAAAGCCGACTGGTGTTTCTGATTCACCTGTCTGTAATAGAATCTTACGAAGGGTGATAAGTCCTTGTTCGTTGTCCTTAAAAGTTGCTTTTATCCACGCTATTTCACTGTCGTCTAATCTTTTGAATTTCTTTTCCACCATAGTATTTATTCTTTATCGTTAGTAACCTTCTTCGGTGCTTTCTTTGCCACCTTCTTCTTTAGTTCTTTTAGTTCGATGTCATTAGCATCATCTGGTACTTCAACACTGTCTTTTACAGAGTCTAGTCCGTATCGTGCAAACAACGCTTCTTTCTTCTGTTCGTACTTCACTGGGTTCTGTGCCTTGTAAGCTGAGATAGCTTCAAGAGCAGCAGCCTTGTCATCCTTTGGGATTGGCTTGTGTTCTATTCTTGCCATAAGTTTCTTTATTAAGTTTTTAATCATAGTGTTCCACCCCACCATTTATTGATTTAGTTGAGGTGATGCCACGGGAGCTTCTTCTGGAGGTAGTGCTTGTTGCTGTTGAGCTGGTGATGGTGCTTGAGATACTGATGCTAGTTCCATTGGTGAGAAGATGTCTGTTTCTTCTAATACCTTGGCTAGTACAAGTCGTGCGTTCTCTACATCGCCTAGTGAGGCTAGTGTACCGAGTGTGAAGTTAAGGTTGGCTAACATGGCTTGCTTGTCTGACTGTTCGTTAGTTACTTCAATCTCTACGTCCCATTCAAATCCGTCAAAGATTTCCTTCCATGTCTTTTCTTCTAGTTCATCAGGCTTGAAGAAGCGTGTGTTACCTAGTGATGACATATCATCTGTGACTTCTTTCTCTGCTGAGTCAGGGTCGTATGGTGATGGCACTAATGACATATCATCTTTCTCTAGTGCTTTGATAACCTTCTCTACTGCCATTTCGTTAAACCTTCGTTTAGCTTCGTTAGGAATGTATAGTGAGTCAATTTGCTTGATGCTCATGTTGTCTAGTGTCGCAACAATCTCTTCCTTGCTGTCTAGTTGCTTCTTGATGTTAGGGATGACGAACATTCTCCATATCTCTTCTAGTGCTAGTCCCTTGTTCTCTGTCATCAATTCAAATAGTGAGAGGCCTTGCTGTGTTGTAATCTGTACTGTACCAAGTGCTGTACCTGATGGTGGTGTTACTCCTCGTAGTGAGTCTGGTGTGCTTGATACTTCACTTGCTTGGTTCTGCCAGTCAACCTTACTGTTCTGTAGTGGTGAAATGTCGTGCGAGTTGTTAGCCAACTGTGTGAGTGGTTGGTTAGGTTCGTGGTATAGGATTGAGCCATTGTCTAAGTCTCCAGTGTTCTTACCTTGGTATGCTGGGTCACTTGATTGGAATACCATCTTAGATGCTAGGTCTAGGTGGTCTTTAATAGACTTCTCGTTATGGTTGACCATCCACTGTGCTTCAAATAGGTGTTCCACTGCTCCGATAGAGAGTGAGCGTCCGTCTTGCTTGATTAGGTGGGCGATGTGGTATGGGTTCTTTTCTTGTCCTTTGTATAGTGTGTAGTCTAGGTAGTCTGCCTTACCGTCCTTTACTGTCTCTTGGAAAGCACAGATGTGAACTTGCTGAACGTAGGTGTCCATGTCTCTCTCTTCTTCTTCCTCGCTCTCAGCCAACATAGCTTTAGAGAACTCTCCATGAAGTTCGTAGACCTCAATGTATTCTGCCTTAGTGTCTGCTTTGTCACCGTCTTGTGTTTCTCGTGCTTGTAGTGAGTTAGCTATAAGCGATTCTACTTGTTCCTGGTCAAATAGCTTGTTCTTACGTAGTTGTGCTGGAGTGTAGTAGTTCTTTTCAATCACTGGGTTACCTTCAAAGTCGATAGCATCAATGATGAGTCTGTTCCAGGGTACAACCTTAGCAACGAGTTCACCGTTCACTTCAACGAACTTGGATACCACTGAACCGTACTGAGCCAGAGTTAGTCCCCAAGCGTTTAAGAATACACCGAAGTTACTCTTCCTCATCCATTCTTTGCTCTTAGCGTTAGCCAGTAGAGCTGTGGTGTGGCTTGAGCTTGTTGTTGCTTTAATCCTGATGTCCTTTCGGTCAACGTCAGTAGCTCTGTACCAGACGTTAGATGCTGCGGTTACGATATTGAAAAATGGTTTCTCACGACCAAGGGAATCAGTCTCACCACTGATGTGCTTGCTGTTGATGTATGCTTCTATCTTGTCGATAGTTTCTTTAGGAGAGAAGTTAACATACTCACTGATTTGGGTATCAGAGTTATTGTAATCATTCTCTTGTTTACGTACAATGTCTAAGGCTGTTTCCATGTGTTTGAAGTTGTCCCACCAACTACAATTGATAAGTGTTAGTTTGTCTAAATTATACCACGATTACTTAGTGCTGTTGGCCTCTATGAAAGCTGGGTCACGTCTGAACTGTCTTGCTGTTCTCTCTGCTCTCACCTTAGCGTCCTCGGACTGTCCTGGAACTAACTTCGCTCTTATTTCGAAATACATGCGCATAACAAGGCAGTCTGAAATGTCTGGGCTACGACCTAAAAGAGCCTTAATATCATCCTTCTTGG